TTTGATAAAGATAATGCGCTAAATATTTTTAATAACTTATTAAAAAACAAAAAAATAGAAAAATTTAGTCCAGTTAGCAATTCTATTTCTAACTGTTTTACAATGGAAAAGGGCGCATATTATATTAAAAATAATAATATGAAAAATACAACTATTATGATATGTTTTCCGAGTATTATTGAAAATACAATATCCAATAATATGTTATTAGATATAACTATTAAATACATTAAAAATAAATGTATGGATACATTAAGAGCAAAAGAAAATTTAATATATGGAATAAATATTGAACCTACTATGAATTATTGTGGAACAAGTATACTAGTTACAATTAATGTTTCAAATGAAAAAGCAAAAGAAACATTAGATAAATTTATTAATATTATTAAAGAATGTTTTTCTAAAATTGATTTAGAATTTTTAGAAGGAATTAGAAAGAATCACACATTTTCCGTAAATAGAAACAATACAGACGAAAAAATAGCATATTATGAAAATATGTATATCAATAAATTATTTAATAAATGTGAAGATAAATTATATGAAATAGAAGAATATTCTAATAAATATCTTAATGTTAAAGATACAGATATTAGAAAATTAATTCCAACTTTATTCAATTTGGATAAAATGGTATTGGTTTATAGTTCGTCGGTATCAATGGTATAGATTAATTACGATGGTACAGTTTAGTTACAATTTTTAAGTTCTGGATATTTATTATACAATTTTACTAGAAATTTATTATATTCTTCCTGTAAATTATAATTATCTGATAATTTCATTTTAAGATTTTTTCTTTCTTTAGTTTGTGTATCTTTATGATCAAAAATTAAATGATCGCTATTTCTGAAATTACTTACATAATATCCAGTAGGTAATGAAAATGTCTCAGTTTTATTATTTTCTTGTTCTTCTTCTTGTTTTAAAGAATAATAAATGTCTTCATTTAATTTTTTTACTATTTCTTTTGCTTCATTCAATTTTCCGACGAGACTTATTTTCATTGATTTAGTTGTGCTAATAGGACATTTTTGATTTGGATGCTTTTCAATACGAAAAAAATCTCTCATATCTCCTTTTGCATTATATTTTTCTGAACAATAGTAAACATATTTGGGCATATCTTCATGTTTTATATTGTTTAGTAAATCTTGAGCACATTGTTTCCGATTTCTTTTTGTTCCTTCTAAAATGCCATTTGAATTATCTTGTTGTTCTTTAAAATTAGCTATTCTTAAATTTGAATAACGATTATCCAATTTATCTCTATTAATATGATCTACGCTTAATGTACTAGTTCCTTTTCCGTTTCCATATAGATTCATTATAATTTGATGTAAATATAAATTATTAAAATGACTACTAATATAACCATTCTTATTTAAATGAAATGTAATACAATTTCCGTTATTATTATTTTTTTCAAAATCTTTTAATATATTTAAAGATTTTTCATCTAATTTACAAATACTATTAGTTTCGCAATACATAAAATAATATTCTTCGTTATTTTCATCTTTAATTTTCCAATAAGGATTTTTTTCTGTTGATTTTTTCTGGGAAGCGTGTCCATTAATGTAAATCGCGTTTGGATAATTTTTTATTATAGTAAAATGATAAGGATGGTATCGTAAATTTTCATTTAAATTATTATCATTTCTATAATCTAAATTTTGTTTATTCTTACAATTTAAAATTTTAGTGATATTAATTATTTGATTGTTATATAATTTAGTTTTAATTTCATTATTATCTGTTTTATATAAAGTTAGTTTTATGTTATTATTATGTTCTTTTTCAAATTGATGTATTTTATCTAAATTATTTTTACTAAATTTAATTAAAGAATCTGGTTCACAAAACATTACATAATAGTCTTCTTGATTTGGTTCTATAATTTTCCAATAAGGATTTTTCATAATATAAGAATCATACCCATTAGTTTTAAAATGTCCTTGATAATATTCATATTTATTATAATTTTCTTTAATAACATTATGATATTTATGAAGAACTATAACATTTTCTGGTCTTAGATCATATATGTCATTATTTATAAATTTGTATTCGTGTAATTCATTTTTATAATTAAATAAAAATTCTAATAAACACTTTTGTCTATTATTTGTTGAAAAACAAGATACATATATATCATCACAATGATATAATTTAAATTTTTTGTTATAATTAATGATTTGATCCATTTGATCATTATTAAATTTATAAATAATATCATTGTAAGTAATTGTTTTGTTTTTTGTATTCACTTTCATTTCAGACATCTATTTATATTTACTATTATAAACACGATATCTTTAAGTATATTAAACCTATCAATATAAAAACGCTGCTTTTAGTTACTATACGCGAGCCCTCCCATACCGCTCATAATACGTATAACATTGTAGTTACGAGCGAATACAGTTAGTAGAGCGGAAGAACCAGCAGTTAGAGAAGAACCTAGAACTGGAGAAACTGGAGTAGCAGTATTTAACTGTAGTTCTAGGATGGTATTATCAATACGAGAGAAATTACAAGTACCCGATGGCTGGTGTTCTTCTGGGCGTATGGCGAAAGAGTAAACGTATAGATTGGAGTTAGGAATGTTTGTGTGGTGAATGAATGGCTGCCACTGACGGAAGAATAGTGGGCTACGAGGAGGTGTGAAACGCTGGTGACCATTTAGAGATAGACTAGCCTGGTTTAGTATATCAGGACCAATTTTTTCTTCACCAGGAGGAGCATTGGCAAAATTGAACCAGTCATTGGCATCAATATTGTCTTGACGCTGTAACATCCAGATTAATTCTTTGCAAGGGTGGTTGAAACTTAATCTGACTGGTTTAATTCCACTTCCATCAGTAAGAGACATAGAAGTCTCAGTGTACTGGACCTGTTCAATTAGGTATTCGTGCGACATTTGGGCAAAGCGACGGCGTTCGTCAGTGTCTAAATAGATGTAATCAATGAATAAATCAATCTGGACAGATGGGGTGTATTGAGTGACTAAACTCCAGTTTGCATGGGGTTCTAAAACTCCATTGTTTTGATCTACAACTACAACTAGATCAGATAATGGGCGGAACTGGAATAGGAAACGGACTTCGTGATACTGTAGAGCAATTAGAGGTAGAGATAGACCAGCATTAATGTTGAACCAGAAATCTAGTGGAATATGTAGTTCATTCGGTAGTACAGCATTACCAACTAATAGATAAGGAGAGTTATCAGTAGCACCAACCATAGCTTTGTATCCATCAACTTTTTCATGTGTCATAGTTAGTTCCTGCCAGGCGTACATCCATAGACCATAGTGTTTGTCAATTTCCTGACCACCAATTTCAACAGTTACGTATTCAATTAGGGCTAAACCAACAAAGTTAGTCCAGCATAGTTGTAAATTAGTATTACCTGGGCTTATAGATGGGTTAGTAGAACCACCACTGTGTTTCCACATATCACTTGTTAAAGCTGGTAGACTAACATGTAAATAAGCAGAGTTAATTAAATCACCATTGCGCGATACAATAGCGGTAGCACGTTGGCCCCAACTAGGGTTACCATTGAAGGTCTGCTGAATATTTTCCATAGAGAAATTTGTATGGCGACGATAGACAACTTTGAAAAAAGTGATCTGTGGGTTGCCGGTAAGATAGATATCTTGGGCACCATAAGCAACTAACTGCATTAAACCTCCTCCTCCCATGTTTTAATTATAATATATAGACAAGAAAAAAAAAATATAAAAAATTACCGAAAAATAAAAAAAAATTTTGCGGAATAAATAAAAAAAAAATAACATTATTTATAATTATATAATGGAACAACAAAATGAATATGAAGATTCTATTGAACAATTTAAAAGAAACAGTCCACAACAAATAATGAATCAACAGGGTCCTGGCGGTCCTGGCGGTCCTACCAAAGAACAAATGGAAATGATGCAAAAACAAAAGATGGCACAACAGCAGGCTATGATGCAACAACAAGCTCAGCAACAGGCTATTATGCAACAACAAGCGCAACAACAGGCTATGATGCAACAACAAGCTCAACAAGCAAATAGACAATCTAATAAAAAAGAATCTTTAACATTTTTAGATAAATTAAAAAAATTAAAGAGTAATGACACATTACAGGAAATTTTAATTATTTCTATTTTATTTATTATATTGTCTACTGGATTTTATAAAGATAATTTAAGTAAATTACCATTTGTTTCTAATGATAATAACTGTTTAAATACAGCAGGATTATTAATATCGGCAGTTTTAATATCAATTGTTTTTGTTATTATTCGGACCTTCTTTATTTCTTAATGTTTTTTTAGTTTTTTTATTATTTAATTCAAAATTGTTAGTAAATTGATTAAATAGATTTGTTGAGAAATTATCTATTACTGATGATTTATTTCCTTTTAAATTTTCATTAATAACTGATGTTTGTTTAGAATTTTTACTAACTTGTGATTCTTTAAAGTTTAAAAGTTTTTTTAATTTATAATTACAAGGAACTGCATTACTTTCATAATCTTTACAATATCCATATTTTCTACCATTAAGTGTATCGCACCTACAAAAACATCTTTGGCTTATTCCTTCTTTTGTTAATTTAAAATATATATGTTCTGAATTATGATTTTTTCCAATATTAGTACAATATTTACTTTGACTACATAATATATATACACTTTCATTTTCGGAATAAAATATTCTTTTAATGTCTTTTGAACTATATTGTGGCATATGTATTTTAAAATATTCAATAATTTCTATATATCTAATATCATCTTTTTGTAATCTTTTCCAAGTTCCCGTATTATCATATGAATTATTTATATTTTCTAAACTATTGCTGTATTCGTTTTCATTTTCATTTTCATTTTCACAATTTTGACATTCTAAATTGGGGTTATTTTTAATATTTAAAACATATTCATCTTTAGATAATATACTAGTTTTATTTATTAATAATAACATATTATTCATTAATTCATTATATTCATCTATATCTATTTCATTATTTTTAAATACTAAAAATAAATTATATGGTCTCCCTTCATCTATAAACTCTTTATTATGTGATATATATGATCCTTTTCTGGAACCAGTTAATCTTAATCCTGCATTTTTAAAAACGCTCTCATCTATAATGTCTTCTACTGTATTTTCAAATATATCATTAAATTTATTAGATTTTTTTATATTTCTAATACAAGCCTTTCTTATTTCTAAAGCGATAGTTTTATTAGTACTTATATCAGGGAAATGTAAATGAAACCCCTTTTTTAAAAAAATTTTACTCGTTGCATTTTCTGGATTATCATCATTTTTATATATTTTTTTCACTTTTTTAACATCAGCCGTAGTTACTATACATAAATAATAATCCTCGTAAAAATCGTATATAGTGTCATTTATGATTTTTATAAATTCATTAAACGTTTCCTCTTTCGTTTCTTCTTTCGTTTCCTCTTTCGTTTCCCCAATTAAGAAATCTAAATCAAAAAATAATTTGAATATATCTTTTCTGCATTCTACAATATAATGATAATCTCCATTTAAAATAGACGTTATGTATTTTTCATAAAAAATATCTATATTCTCTTTACTTACATATAATTTACCGGAATTTAAGAGCAAATGAGATGGTTTTTGGTTTTCATTGGTACAACTATACTGATTTGTAATTTTTAACCATTTAGTTAAAATATCCATGTTTTATTATTATTATATTTCCTTAAATATATTTTGAATTGTTAAAAATAATTACATAATTAAATTTTATTCAAAATTTACTACTATACTGCAATTATATGAACATATAGTTTTAGAAGCATTTTTGGATAATTCTTTTCGTTTTTTTTCTTTATTTTTATTGTTTTTTAATGTTTCACTCATATCTTTATCAATTTCTATAATATTTTCAATAGCATAATTTAGAACCTTGTTTTCTATTAACCATTTAAAAAAATTTAATTGCCCAACAGTGGTAACTATTTCATTTTCAGATTTTTTTTTACAATCATCATTATATATTGACCACGTTAAATTTTCCGTATTAATAACTATTCTATCTCTCCTGCAAAATGGATCAAAATATTTTTTTGAATATGCTTTTAATTGATTCTTATACTCCAAATAAATGTTGAAATTTATGTTATTACCACATTTATCACGTATTGTATATATTATATTATTTTTTTTTGAATAATTTGTAACTAACCAATCAAGAATTCGTAATGATAACGTGTTTTTTTGAGTAAAAATACTAGTTAATATATTTATATTATTAGAATAATAGTACATTAAAGACTCTAATAATAATAATGTTTTACCGGAAATGCAATTAGTATTATTAGTATTATTGTACACTGAAGGTTCAGAACTCATAATTTTAGAGTTTTGCAATTGCATTCATTTTATATTTTATAAAACCTTAAATACATTTATAAAAAATTTTAAAATACTTAAAGTTTATACAAATATATATTTATAAATATATTTACAGATCAATGGAGTTACAAACTATAACATTCGGAACACAAATTAAAGATAAAAATTTCATTAATTATCTTACAAGATTTATTTTAATTAATTACAATATTAGAAATGGTGAAAATTTATTTCCCGCTCCTCAGCCTGTTTCTATTGAAAAAAAAGATTTTACTAAATTGAAGCAGTATGAATATTATACGAGTATTAAATTAGATGGAATACGATATATAATGCTTTTTATTAAAGATAGAAATGAAGATAAAAAATGTATTATAGTAAATAGAGCAT